CAAATACACAACTCAAAACTATATTGGACAAGCACCGCAAATGGTTGCGAGGTGAATCTTGGGGGAGTAGAGCCGACCTGTGTAGAGCCGACCTGTGTGGAGCCAACCTGCGTGAAGCCGACCTGCGTGGAGCCGACCTGTGTAGAGCCAACCTGTATGAAGCCGACCTGCGTGGAGCCGACCTGCGTGAAGCCAACCTGTGTGGAGCCAACCTGCGTGGAGCCGACCTGCGTGGAGCCGACCTGCGTGAAGCCAACCTGTATGGAGCAAAATTTGAAACGGAATTACTCAATAAGTTTTTTCCCATTTGTTGCCCGGAACACGGAAGTTTTGTTGCGTGGAAACGAGTGCGTGATAACTATATAGTCAAACTGGAGGTGGCTGAAACCGCAAAGCGTAGCAGCGCATACGGAAGAAAGTGCCGATGCAGCGAAGCAAAGGTGCTAGCAATTGAAAATCTGGACGGCACACAGGCTGATGTGCGAGAAGTCAGCAGTAAATATGATATCAACTTTGTTTATCGTGTGGGCGAAATGGTCCGTGTTGACAATTTCGATGAAGATCGGCGCAACGAGTGCGCTGCTGGTATCCACTTCTTCATCACTCGGCAAGAAGCTGTTGATTATATGGTGTAATCCAAAAGGACGGTGAATGATATGCCGACTACTGACGACTGCATGAGATGTACCAAGCCTTGCCCCCAAGCAAAGTTGGCACATGAAACCGCAAAGGGCAGGATGTATGCCACAAAAGAACTGCTGTCCTATGTCAAAAAGGTGGAATCTGGTCAGCTTGTGGAAGTGGTGCGGTGTGAGGAGTGCAAGCATCATAGCGAAATACCAAATACTGATTTGTACCTGTGCCACAGGACATGCTCAGGGTGTAAAGCAGACGATTTCTGCTCCTATGGTGAACGGAAGGAATAAAAACAGAATTTCCGTTTTTATCCACCTGTTTCGGAAAGATTCCTTTCGAAATGAGCAGATAAAAACGATGAATTGCATCGAAATCGAGGCAATTAAAGTGGTCGAAACGACCAGTTTAGGAGGAACTATGAACGACATTGTAGACACCCTCGTCCGGGACACGGATCGGTGGACCGGACAAATACTCGGAAATCGGGCCGGGACTCCTCTCCTCCTGTACGGACAGAAGGACAGCCGGTACCTGAAGGGCGTGGCGGCAAAGGCCAAGGGGTTCGGGCTTGCGGTGCGGTGGTTTGACTGCCCGCCCCCGATCCTGCCCGGCGTCCCCTATGTGGTGGATCAGGAGAGCTTCCCCTGCGGCGATTACCCCGTGACGCCGGTCAGCCGAGGCTTTGACCTGGACTGCGGCGACACCCCTGGCATGAGCTGCACCGCTGAAGCCGTGAGCCGGATCATCAAGGCTCTGGCCGGCGAACACCCCCATGTGTGCATCATCGGGCGCGGCCACGCAGTGAAGGGGTTGGCGGAGGATCTGCTGAGGCAGGACTGCACGGTGACCGTATGCCACAGCAAGACGAGGAACCTGCAGTGCGCATCCTACTACGCCGACATCATCGTTAACAGCGCACCGGGAGCTGAGTTCGGCTACGGTGTCTGCGGCCCCGGCAACCTGATCCTGGACCTCGGCGGCGGACTGAGCCGGTGGGAGCATTCCAGCCTTGTGACTTACATAGGCCCCCGGGACATCGGACGGCTGAACACCAGCATTCTGCTGAACCGGTTTGCAATGAGCGAAAAGGAGTGAGAAAGACATGGAGATCGTGAAAGACCCCTGGAACGGCACAGTGCAGAGCGCCGGAGAGGCGGACATGGTGAACCGCCCGCCACACTACACCATGGGCGGCATCGAATGCGCCGACGCACTGGACGCCATGGTAAGCGCGTACCCCGACACCAACGCCGCGGCCCTCGCGTGGCAGGTGGGCAAGTATGTGTGGAGGCATCCCCACAAGGGCCGTCCTCTGCAGGATCTGGAGAAGGCCCGGTGGTACCTGAACAGACTCATCGACCACTACAAGAAGAAGGGGGCCTCCGATGGCAAGTGCTGAGCTCCGCGATTTTTTAGGCAGCGTTCAGGAGGCCAGGTTCCAGTACCACAGAGCGGTATCCCGGGAACAGGAGCTGAGGGAGCGCTGCGAGAACATGACCACCAACTGGAGTTCCGAGCCCCATGGCTCCGGGGACGTTCACAGGGATGGCCCGCTGACCGCGCTGGCCCAGGCACACGCGGAGCTGAAGGATCTGTACGCCGCGTGGGAACAGGCGGAGGAGGAAGTGGACTGCTTCCTCAACCGCATCCGGGACATCCGGTATCGGGCCATCCTGCAGCTGAGATACGTTGACCTGTACAGCTGGCCCCGCATCGAAGAGGAGCTGCAGAAGGGCGGCATTTACTATGAGCAGAGGCAGATCTTCCGTCTGCACGGCCGGGCGCTGGTGGAGGCGGAAGATCTGTGGGAGAACTATCAGAAGGAGGAAAAACATGGAACATAACTATGCGGACCTGCTGGACCGCGCCCGCGGCACCATCCTGCTGGCAGGTGAGAAGTTCGGCACGGCAGAGTATTGCCTCGCCTCCGTCCCCGTGATCCGGGAGCTGGCAGAGGCACTGATTACCGTCTGTAATCAGAACAAGAATCTCCGGCAGGATCTGGCGCAGACCAAGCGGGACTACGAGGCCAATCTGGAGGAGCTGCTGAGGGTGGGCGAGGAACTGGCCCTGCTGAAAGATACCATCTACGTGGAGGTCAACGGACTGCGGTACATCGTAGACCCCCGGCTGAAGGAGCCTGTGGTGGGTATCTACGACCCCGAGCTGAAGGAGGTTCTGGAATGAAAAAGATCCCGACCCTGTTCGAACGGGAGTTTGCAAACCATCGGGTGGTAGGCATCTCCGATAAGGTACACCCCGGTATGGAGTGGGTACTGGCCGGAGAGGGCGTGGCTACCGTCAAGTGGGATGGCTCCTGCTGCGCAGTCATTGACGGCAAGTTCTATAAGAGGTTCGATGCCAAACCCGGCAGGAAGATCCCGGAAGGCGCGATCCCCTGCTGTGAACCGGATCCCGTGACCGGCCACCACCCCCATTGGGTGCCGGTAGACCCTCTCAACGCGGCGGACAAATGGTTTTGGAAAGCTAGAGGTTGCGGTCTGGCCACCAACGAAGGTCTGCATGACGGAACATATGAAGCGGTCGGCCCGCACTTTAATGGGAATCCGCATCGCTTTCAGGTGGACACCCTCATCCCCCACGGAATCCATCCCGTGGATGTGGTCAGAACCTTCGAAGACATCCGGGATTATCTGGAACACCACCAGATAGAGGGGCTGGTCTTTTGGAAAGACGATGAGCCGATGTGCAAGATCAAGCGCCGCGACTTTGGGTTCGGATGGCCGGCTTACTGATTGACCTGACTGAGGAGACCGCCGCTGAGTTCATCCACCGGCGGCGGCTCCAGATCACCATACACAGCTGCATCTACTATCGGATGAACGAGAACATCATCTCCGACCACCAGTGGGCCGCATGGGCCAAGGAGCTGGTGGAGGCGCAGGAGCGGTTCCCGGCGGTGGCGGAGAAGCAGCTGTGGGCAAAGGAGTTTGCAGACTTTGACGGCAGCACCGGCTTCAGCCTGCCCATCAACGAACCGGGTGTGGTAGCGGCTGCCCGGCGTCTGCTGGCATACAGAAAGAAGGAGGAAAAGAAATGACCGGAAATGAATATCAGAGGGCCGCGCTTCGGACGGCCAGCCTGACCGGCAAGAACAAGAAGGTGTCTCCCATGGTGGAGATCCTGCTGGAGCGCGGATACCCCGTGTCCGATCTGATGCTGCTCAACGGCGCCCTTGGTCTGGGCGGCGAAAGCGGCGAGGTGGAAGACATCGTGAAGAAGTCCATCTTCCAGGGCCACTCTCTGGACAAGGCCCACATCGCCAAGGAACTGGGGGACATCGCGTGGTATCTGGCTGTGGCGGCCCACGGCATCGGATACGACCTTGACACCATCTTTCAGATGAATGTGGACAAGCTGACGGCCCGCTACCCCGACGGCTTCGAGGCCGAGCGCAGTCTGCATCGGGAGGTGGGTGACGTATGAACGAGCCCAGATGTGATTACAACCGGATGGTGGAGTGCCCCAGATGCGGACGGGACTGCAAGGTCTGCGGATGGCACCCCGACATCAGCCTGAAGCGCCGCAGAGAACTGCGAAGGAAATACCCGGCGGCGCTTCTGGATCTGGAGATCCGCTGTGAACAGGAAGGAGGAAAGAAATGATCATCGTACCCGCAAGTGTTGAATTCATGCACCCGGTGGACGGTCAGGCGATCCTGAAGCTCATCGAGGCCTGCGGACGGGTGTGCTACAAGAGTGAGGATAAAACCGAAGACGGTTCGGCGGAGGCTTTTGTCCGTGGTCTGCTGAAGCGGGGCCACGAGGCTGTGATCGAACACGCCAAGATCACGGTGAAGTTCACCTGCGACCGGGGCGTGTCCCATGAGATCGTCCGCCATCGCATGGCCTCCTACTGCCAGGAAAGTACCCGCTACTGCAATTACTCGGGGGACAAATTCGGCAAAACGATCACGGTTATCGCCCCGGATGCGCTGAACCTGAACGAGGAGGCATACACCCACTGGATGTCTGGATGCCTGTGCGCAGAAATGGCCTACTTCGATATGCTGGAGAACGGTGCCAAGCCTCAGGATGCCCGTTCAGTGCTGCCCAACAGCCTGAAGACCGAGGTGGTCATGACCGCCAACATGAGAGAGTGGCGCCACTTCTTCCGTCTGCGCTGCGCCCCTGCGGCACACCCACAGATGCGGGAGGTAGCCAAGAAGGCCCTGCGGATGTTCCACGAGGCCATCCCTGTTCTCTTTGACGACATCTACAAGGAGGTGTTCGAGCCATGACACCGAATGAGCGTGACCCCGTTACCTGCGGGTGGAGCATCGGCTTCGACGGCGTCTGGGTCTGCAGGCTGTGTATGCTCCCCTGCCCACGGGTGAAGGTGTGTCCCCAGGAAGAGAAGGGGGTGGCCTGCGGGATGAACCACAAGAAGAAAAAGCCCTCAGACGGGCTGACGGAGACGGAGGTCGAAGTGGTCATGGCACTGGCCCGGCACGGTCTGAGTGCCGGCAGGGCCGCCAAAGCGATCTTCCGCCACCGCAACACCGTCATGTGGCACTCGGAACAGGTCAGGGTGCGGCTCGGACTCGACCCACTGGACTTTTACGACATGATCAAGCTGGAGAAAATGGCAAAGGAGGCAATGGAACATGATGACTCTGTACGCTGTCCGTGACCGCCGCACGGGCAGGCTGATCCGGGATCTCACCAGCACCGGCACCAAGTTCTGGACCCGCCGGGGGCACTGTGAGCGGGCGATCGAGAGCTACCTGAACGATCCCGTGCGCTGGGGCCACTACGACCCGGAGCTGCTGGAACTGCACTGCTTCACGCAGGAGGAGCTGGACCGGCACATTGACGGAGAATTGGCCGGACGATTGGCGAAGCTCATCAAGGAGTGCGGATCGAAATGAAGATAGCGGAAGCAAAAACCAAGACCTCCAAGAAATGGAGGACCCACAGCATCACATGGGAGGAGTTCCTCTCCCGGATCAGGGACCCCTACCGCACCGCAGAGACCGTGCGGGAGTACAGGACCATGGGCAAGGCGGAACGAGACGCGGCCAAGGAGGCCAAGGGAGGTTTCGTCGGCGGCGCTCTGACCGGCGGCCAGCGCAAGACAGAGAACGTGAAGGAGCGGTGGCTCATCACCCTGGACGCCGACGAGGCGGTGCCCGGACAGTGGGAAAACGTGACGGTCCTTCACGAGTTCCGCATGGCCGTCTACTCCACCCACAGCCACACCGAGGAGCACCCCCGGCTGAGATGGATCATCCCAACATCCAGACCCATGACCCCTGACGAGTACCCCGCCGTGTCTCGAATGGTAGCCAGCTGGATCGGCATCGAGACCATCGATTCGACAACGCACGAGCTGGCCAGACTTATGTACTGGCCCACCTGCAGCGAGGACGCCGACTACTACTTCCGCCAGCAGGACGGTCCTGTGCTCGACCCCGACGAAGTTCTGGCTGAGTACGGAGACAACGAGGCATGGAGAGACACCACGCTCTGGCCTATCTCGAAGAAGGAGAGCGAGGTCCGCACCCGGGCGCTGAAGAAGGCCGGCGACCCCACGGAGAAGCCCGGCATCGTGGGTCTGTTCTGCCGTACATACGACGTGGAGGACGCCATTGCCGAGTTTCTCCCTGAGGTCTACTCCCCCTGCGAGGCGGGCGGTCGGTACACCTTCGCAGGAGGCTCCACCTTCGGCGGCGCCATCGTCTACGACGAGGGCAAGTTCCTCTACTCCAACCACGCCACCGACCCCTGTCAGGGCATGAGCGTGAACGCCTTTGACCTTGTGCGCATCCACAAGTTCGGAGCGATGGACGCCGACATGGGAGAAGATGTCCAGGTCACCCGGCTGCCGAGTTACGGAGAAATGGTGCGCTTCGCGGCGGAGCTTCCCGAGGTCAAGGCAAAGATGGTGCAGGAGCGCATCGCAGAGACGGACAGCGACTTTGCTGACCTGCTGAGCATTACGGAGGAAGATGACACCGGGTGGGAGAACAACCTCGTGCTGAATTCCAAGACCGGCGAGTGCGAACCCAGCATTAACAACGCCCTGCTCATCCTCACTCACGACCCTGCTCTCAAGGGATCCTTCGGTTACGACAAGTTCGCCGAGCGGCCCAAGCTGCTGGCCGACGTACCCTGGAGACCAAAGGGGAGCATCAAGACAGGGGGCCGGGGGACGGACTGGGAAGACAGAGACGACTCCGGTGCCAAATGGCACCTGCAGCTGCACTGGAAGTTCAAAAGCGAGAACGACTTCCGGTCCGCTCTGGAGCTGGCCTTCCACGCGAGGGCGTTCCACCCCGTCCAGGACTATCTGAAGAGCCTGACATGGGACGGAGTCCCCAGAGTAGAGACCATGTTCACCCGGCTGTTCGGAGCAGAGGACACTGAGCTGAACCGCGCCATTTCCCGCAAGTGGATGGCCGGCGCGGTGGCCCGTGTCATGCGCCCCGGATGCAAATTCGACAACTGTCTCGTCCTCTACGGACAGCAGAATCTGGGCAAGAGCAGCTTCGCGGATATTCTGTCCAAGGGGTGGTTCAATGACTCCGACATCAACATCGGCAACAAAGACGGCTACGCCTCCCTCCACGGATCGTGGATCATCGAACTGGCAGAGCTGGCCAGTGTGAAGCGGTCTGATGTGGAGTCGGTGAAGACCTTCCTGTCAAAGCGCGAGGACACCTACCGTCCCGCATACGGTCGCCGCGTGGCCACCTTCCCCCGGCAGTGCGTGTTCTTCGGCACCACCAATGAACTGGAGTTTCTCCGGGACCGCACCGGTAACCGCCGCTTCTGGCCTATCGAGGTGGCCCACGCCGTCGATCAGGACGCGCTGAGGGCCGAGGTTGACCATCTGTGGGCGGAGGCCTACGTCATCTGGCAGCGCGGCGAGAAGACGTGGATGGACACCAAGCATCTGGAGGCCCTGCTTGCCGAGGCGCTGGACGAGCACATGGTGCAGGACGAACTGGTGGGGCAACTGGCCGACTATCTGGACACCCCCCTGCCGGAGAACTGGTATGATCTGACCCCCGAGACCCGGCGTGACTATATTCAAGGCATGACGGTCTCCGACGTCACCAAGGCCACCATGCGCCGGGACGCCGTGTGCCTCACCGAGATCCGTACCGAGATGTGCGGAGAGGACAGACGCCGCAACGGAGGCAACGACCTCCTCTCCCGCCGCCTTGCCAACCTCATGAACACCCTGCCCGGGTGGCGGAAGGGCCGTAAGAAGGAGACGACCAAGGGCTACGGCGCCCAATGGGTATACCACCGAGAGGTGGAGACCGAATAAACAAGGAGGAAATAAAAATGAGAAAATCTCAAGGACGCCCAGAGATGGTGGGGCTCAACTTCCGCGACTTCATCGTCTACCGCAACACTCCAACTGCAAAGGAGGGACCCGCCGCATACCACAAAGCGCGAACCCAACTGGCACTGAGGGTATTGCACGACCAAAACTTTCCCAATGACAACCATTTCTCCAGCGCTTCGGATTTTGAGCGCTACATCACGGACACCCCTCTCTACCGCAGAGACCTCAGCCCTCGCGCATGGCAGAATATGTTGCGGGTTGCTGTTAGGACGTGGGACGAATATCTCGACTGGCTCCTAATAACGAATAGTGATCTCAACAGACTCCTCTACAACCACGACTTCCTGCTGCAGATATTCGCCGACCGCGGCAGAGCCTAAACCGCCGCCCAAATCCCAAACCTGAACTGAAACGGAGCACCCCGTCCCGGATAACAGACCCACGTTGAGCTTCTCCGGGGCGGGGTCGGTGTTTCGGAAGTTCCGATGATTCCAATGATATTCCAATGAAAACCCACCATTGGAACCGGCCTCAACCTTAGAGCTGCAATGGTTTCAAGGATTTTATTCCAATGATTCCAATAAAATGACTATTAAGTTTATCGAAAAAAAATTTCGAGAAAGGTGAAGTAGAGAATATGATTATAGACCTAACAGAGAATCGCTCTTCATTGGAATCGAGAACCCGTGAGCCTTAGAGTCGCAATGGTTTGAGGCGATTCCTTTAGTTGGAATCAGAGTCTGGTTTGGAATCAGAAAATCAGAAAGGCGGTGCGCCGAGTGTCGAAAAAGAATGTCCTTGAGTCAGAGGTGGAGAGTCATTTGAGACGGTCCGCAGAATCCACGGGTGGTCTGTGCGTGAAGTTTCTCCCGGACTATAAGAGAGGCTGGCCAGATCGGATCCTCCTCCTCCCTGCAGGCAGGCTCGTCTGGGTGGAGACTAAGAGGCCTGAGGGCGGCAGGCTGTCCTCCGCTCAGCTGGTGGCCCATGAGCAGCTCAGACGCATGGGTCAAAGGGTGGAGCTCGTCTGGACAAAAGAGGCCGCAGACAGGCTTGTGGAGTCCTTGACGCACGACAAGTGATCGCAGGCAAAAAGGAACCCCCGACACTTTGGAATGAGTGTCGGGGGTTCGGATTTTAGGTGTGTTACGAGTCATGCGCCTAAGGGGTGGTAGGCAGGGTCGTCGGTGATCAGAGAGTCCAGCTCCAGACGGTCCTCGTAGGTGCGAATGAACTCGGTCTCACGCAGGCTGCGGAGGAAGGCGTCGCTGGTGACGTCCAGCTGAGACTGCCGGGTGGGGATGTAGTTGGACATGGGTCAGGCCTCCTCTCAGCGGAAATCGTGGGTTTTGAATTCCTGCAGTGCGGCGTAGACTTCTTCGTAGTCCGCTTTGAGGGAGGCGATTGTGTCGTTGTCGTACTCTTCGCATCTCTCCAGTGTCCACTTGTAGAGGCACTGCTTGCGTTCCATGTCGTCGGACAGGAGTTTGTGGATGTAGGCTAGGGTGCGAAACGTCATAGTGTTGTCCTCCTTGTGATTTGATGTGGTGTGTCAGCCGATTGGCTGTGGGATGGGGTTGATGCGCTCAACCCCTCAGAAGCGGTTAGCCGAGGATCAGAGTGGCCCAGCCCTCTGCTCCGGCGGCGGCGAAGAACACGGCTGCCCAGAGGATGCCGGCCTTGATGATGCCGAGTCGGTCCATGCTCAGGCCTCCTTCCGCCAGATGATGACGCCGTCGCGGACGAACTTGGAGGAGTAGATGTTCTCGGTGTCCTGGTCGAAGTCGTGGGGGTAGATGCTGGCATCGGCAAAACCGGAGAAGGCGGGGTCGTTCTCGCGGCGCTGGCGCTCGGCCCGGGCGAGAGCCTCGGCCTCCTTGCGGGTGATGCGCTCCCAGTTCTCGGGGACCAGGAAGCCGGCAGGCGCATGGTAGAGGCAGTAGGTGTTGCTGAAGTTGTTGTAGCGGCAGACGTAGTAGTTGTGCTTCATGTGGTGTGTCCTCCTTGTGATTTGATGTGGTGTGCCTCACTCTGCATTTCTCCGGGCTTGTGACCGGCGTCGGCTGCATTAAGGCCGCCCCCGAAGGGGCGATTGGTTAAGTCCATGCGCGCTTAACCTTGCTGATGGCCATGGCCAGAGCTTTGATGCTTTGCTCCTGCTCTACGGAGTAGCTGTCACCGTTGTAGGTGATGTGGTCGGAGATGTTATCCACCTCCCAGTTAAGTTCCCTGAGGGAGAATTCCTCCATGTGGTCCAGGATGTAGGCTAACTGGTGGATGCGGAATTTGATATCGGTTGTCATGTCTACCCCTCCTCTCAGCCCATGCAGACCCAGACGTACTCGGGGTCCTTGTGGGGACGGATGCTCAGGCTGTAGAAGCAGTTGGTGGCTACCATCTGGCAGGTGAGGTCACGGATGGCCTCTTTGATTGCGCCGGGGGTGTTGTAGACTTTGAACTTCTTCATGTGGTGTGTCCTCCTTTGAACTAGTAGATTAGATGTTGCCCTGGGCGTAGCGCCAGGTGAGACTTTCCCGTGCCTCGGCCAGCGTCTCACAGGAGAAGCTGTAGTCGTACCAGCCGTAGCGGTTCTTCCGGTTAACGTTCCAGCCGACTGTGCCTTTTTCGATCTCGTACCGGTAGTCGCTGGTGTAGTAGGTCTGCGGGATGGTTCGCCCTTCGGGGTTCCTCTTGATCAAGCGCATTGCGCCGTCCTCCTTTTTGTTCTTGACCTCTTTCCAGAGGTGTGGTATTTTTTAGGCGGTGGTTTTGATAACCCAGGCCACCAACTGGGACGGACGGTTGGAAGGAACGGGGTGCTACTTAGCCAGAGGCTTCGTAGGCTTCGTCGATGGTGGCATACACGATGCCGTCGACTTCGTATCCGTAGTCGGTGTACACTACTGTTTCACCTCCCTCCTTTCGGGGACACCGTCTCGGTGATGACGCACCGAGGCGGTTCTCCGTTTCCAAGCGACTTGGGTGTTGCGGTGTCGCCCGGGATGGTTTAAGCATAAGCTATGTTAACAGAGATTTCAAGACGGAATATTGCACGAAACTATGATAACATATTTGTGCATTTTGCTATGTTAACAGATTTCATATTTAGATGTATAATGCCGTCAGGAGGTGAACAAATGGTATCAGAGAAGCAAAAGGCTTATGCAAGTAAGCACGTGGCTGAAAAACTGGATCAGGTGATGGTTCGCCCGCCCAAAGGCACCAAAGAGCGGTGGCGCGAGGCAGCCGAGAGGCAGGGCCAGAGCCTGCAGCAGTTCATCATCCAGGCGGTGGAGGACCGCATACTGAGAGAGTCGGAGCAGTGATGCTCCGGCTTTTTGTCATACATCCTGTACAGTATGTCGTTAAGCGGAGGACTTTTCAGTCCTCGCTCATGAGCTTCTGCACAGCTTCACGGAATATGCTTGAGGTGTTATGGCCTTGCGCCTTTCGGTCCTCGATGTAGGCGATTAGGTCTGCGTCTGAGTCTTTCCGCAGCCTGACAGCGTAGGTGGTCAGGTTTGCCTCATCCCATCTCCGTTTGACTTCGTAGCTCGTGGTCGTTTTTCTTGCCACGACTTGACTTTTCCCTCCTTTTGTGGTAGTATCGACGAGCGAGGGGGACAGACCTGTTGCAGCAGGTCACGCGGTCCTTCCTCCGAAGATGTGTATCTGTAGAAAGGCCGGGGCTCTGTTGCAGGGGTTCCGGTTATTTCTTTTTCATCAGTATGTCGATGACTCCGAAGATAACAACGGCCAACAGGTGGAGGAGTAACAGGGTTTCTTCCATCGTCATGGTTGCCACCTCCTTCGCTCGGTCTGGAGGTGGAGGGCCATTTCCCCTCTCGCTGATGTTAAGATATCACATCCTGTACAGTATGTCAACCCCTTTTTGTCAAAACCCTGCAAAATTTTTTCGGATGGGTTTTGCCTTTTAAATATGTATTATGTCAGTGAATGTCAGTGCCTGAGTGTGGTATTGTGTATACTGACGAAGAACAGAACAGGAGGTGATTGTCCACAATGGCAAGACCTAACCTTGAAAATCTGCAGCCGTTCTCCACAGATGACGTGGAAAAAGCGAGGGCTGCTGGGCGCAAGGGCGGCGTGGCATCTGGAGTGGCAAAGCGAAAGAAACGGACGTTCCGGGAACTCATTGAGCAGGTGATGGTGATGGATGTGGATGATCCTGTGATCCACGCCAAGCTGTCCGCTCTGGGCCTGGATCCCACGCATGATGTGGCCATCACGATGGCTGCCGTGCGCAAAGCGGAGGCCGGCGATATCGAGTCCGCCCGTTTCCTGCGTGATACCAAGGGCGAGAAACCCACTGAGGCGCTCAACCTGAGCGTGGATAAGCCCATCAAGTCCATGGATCTGAGCCAGCTGAGCGACGCAGAGCTGGAGGCCCTGGCGGATCAGGCGGACTGAGGTTGCAACTTGGTTGCAAGATGTTGCAACTAAAACCCCGAAACCCTTGCGGCTGTAGGGATTGCGGAAAGCGGAGGTTTACTTTCAGAGAGTAGTTGTCCCCTATCGGGGACAAAAACCCCTCGGCGCCTGGACGCTCGGTGCCTCGGCGCTGCCGGGCATCGGAGGGTGGGTGCTGCCGGCCGAAGGCCGACCCTCCGACCGACCCTCGGGGGACCCGACCCCTCCCCCGCCCCCACCCCCGCGCGCCGGCGACCCCACCCCCTACAAAATATGAGCTCGGAAAATTTTGAAATTTTGAAAGTGTTTTGGTAGTTTATGGAAACTGACTCTCCTATCATCGTGAATACGGATCCCATTCCGGCGGACTTTATTCCCGATGGGCCGCGAGGCTGTCCCTCCGGCGCACTCGGCCCACCCGGAGAAGAGGGCATTCCTGCCAAAACCGCCGCCGAACTCAGCGACCGGGAATATCTGAAACGGGAGCAAGCCCGAAGAGCCTTAGCCCGGAGATCCTTCAAGCGGTATCTGTATTACGTTCACGGAGACTCGTGGAAGCGGACCCGCATGAGCGACTATCTGGCCGACCGGGTGCAGGAGTTCGTGGAAACCGAAACCGGAAACGCGTATGACATCATGGTCATCCAAACCCCTCCGCAGCACGGTAAGTCACTGACCATCACGGAGAGTTTCCCGAGCTGGTATCTGGGCCGTTTCCCCAAGCACCGGATCATCGAGGCCAGCTACAATGAGGACACCGCCCGCCGTTTCGGTCGGAAAAACCTCGAAAAGGTAGAAACCTATGGCGGCGGCCTTTTTGGTCTGAGACGGGGCTCCATCTGGACCACCACGGAGTTCGAGACCGACAACGGTTGGGGCCGCATGATCAGCCGAGGCATTATGTCCGGCATCACCGGTAACCCCGCCAACCTGATGGTCATCGACGACCCCATCAAGAACCGCGAGGAAGCTGACTCTGAGGCCTACCGCGAGAAGCTGTGGGGAGAGTGGCAGAACACTTTGAAGTCCCGTCTGGCGGCAGGCGCGAAGGTCATCCTCATCGCCACACCCTGGCACGAGGACGACCTTATGAGCCGCATCAAGCTGCACGAGCCCAACGTCACGGTGGTTCGGCTTCCCATTGAGGCGGAAGAGGACGACCTGCTGGGCCGCGCGGTCGGGGAGCCCCTGGCCCCTGAGCTGGGTAAGGACGCAAAGTGGCTGGAGCAGTTCAAAGCCGGTTATCTCAACGACCCTAAGAAGGGTGGTCTGAGAGCTTGGCAGGCGCTGTTCCAGTGCAGCCCCCGTGTGGAAGGCGGTAATCTGATCCGTCGGGAATGGTGGAAGTATTACGAGCGGTCGGACATTCCGGCCTTCGCAACCACCGTCATCAGCGTGGACGCCACCTTCAAGGACGCGGAGGACAACGACTTCGTGGCCATCGAGGTCTGGGGTAAGCTGAACAACAACTATTATCTCCGGTACTGTCTCAACCAGCATCTGAACTTCCCATCTACGGTGCAGGCCATCCGGCTGGTGAAGAGGCTGTTCCCGGAGTCTCAATACATTGTGATTGAGGACAAAGCCAACGGCAGCGCCATTATCCAGACGCTGAGGTCGGAGTTCATCGGCGTCATCGCGGTTACTCCGAAGGGCGGCAAGGTGGCCCGTGTGAACGCCATCTCCCCCGCCATCGAGAGCGGCAACGTGTTCATCCCCAGAGGTGAGCTGTGGGCGGAGGAGTTCGTGGATCAGTTCACGGCCTTCCCTGCCGGCAAGCACGATGATATGTGTGACGCAGCTAGCCAGGCACTTTCATTTATGATATTTTCAAACGGTCTGGCGGAGTCTCCTCTCACGAAGGAGCAGCGGGCGCTCCAGTCCTCCCTTATGCTGGAGCAGCGGAGCTTCCTGAGCCCGACCATTTATGACGTATACGGCAGCGACGAGCTGTTTGTATAAAGGTGTTGTGTTCGTTTCATCACCTCCTTCTTTCCGGCCGCCGGGGTCTTCATCCTTTCTCCCCCGGCGGTCACATATGCCGCACGCTCGACGCAGCCCACGATCCGGGCCGGGAGGTCGCACCTCCCATGCGGAGTACTGCCCCCTGCCGTCCGGGGACTCATAAATAGGCGGCTTGAACACACGACTCCGGCATCCTTCGGGCCCGGGGTCTTTTTATATGCTGGTGTAGCTCAGCCTGGCAGAGCAGGTGCCTTGTAATCATCAGGTCGGGTGTTCGAATCACCCCACCAGCTCCAGATAAGTGGATAGGGTAGCTCCCGAAGAGGCGGGTCTCCGACCGCCCTTCCACTTATTATCCTTATCTCGGAGCCTGCGCTTTGGGGCACCGCAAAAGCGCGTATGGTTTTGTTTGGCGCTACGCCTCGTAAGTTCGCGGCGGATTGGTGTAACAGTAGCACAACGGACTTTGACTCCGTCGGTATAGGGGCGGAACCTATATCCGCAGCCAATAAATATCGCCGGGTGGAGAAGTGGTCATCTCGCCAGCTTCATACGCTGGAGACCGTCGGTCCGAATCCGACCTCGGCAACCATAAAAAATCAGGACACATTCCTTCACGGAGTGTGTCCTTTTCTATTACCTCCAAGGAGGCAGAGAGATGAATTTTGTACTCGGATTTCTGGGCGCTCTGACCGTCGTGGCCCTGATCGCCGTCGGCGGTGCCTGCGGATGGTTCGCCCACAAAACCTTTGTGAAGCACACCACCCCTGTGGCAGAGCGGCCCGAGGAGAAGGAACGCCAGCGCCTGAGAGCGGAGCAGCAGGCCTTCCACCTCCTGCAGAATTACTCCACGGAACGGGCCTACGGGATGGTGAGCGATCCCGAATTCCAACGTGAGGAGGTCGGTATCTGATGGCCATCGAGAACAAGAGCCCCAGAGCATGGCAGCTGTATGAAGAGGGCCGAAACTACAACCAGAGTCTGACCCCCTCCCAGTACAACGTGGTGGAGACCAACACCGAGTTCTTCATCGGCAACCAGTGGCTCCATCTGCCCAACACTCCCGCCATGCGGGGTCTGCCCAAGCCCATCTTCAACATTCTCAAGCGCGTGGCCAGTTTATTCATCGCATCTCTGACCAGCACCGGCGTGGCGCTTCGGTATGAGCCCCTTGCCTACTATGACGGCAGCAACCGGGAGGACCCCGACCACGACGCCGCGGAGTACACCAATGCCATGGTGAGCAATCTGCTGGAGAAGATGAAGTTCGAGTACCGCCTGCGGGACGCCCTGTTTGACGGCGCTCAGAGCGGCGACTACTGCGCCCACTTCTGGTTTGACCCGGATGCTCTCCCCTACGGCGGCGCTTTTGGCCAGCACCGGGGCGAGATCAAGATGGAGCTGGTGGACGGCATCAACGTGATGTTCGGCAACCCCAACAGCGCGGACGTGCAGAGCCAGCCTTATATCCTTCTGGTGGGCCGTGACACCGTGGAGAACCTGCGCTGGGAAGCCGAGCGATTCAAGAAGAACCGCAAGCTCTACAGAGCCGGCACCGCCAACGACACCAAGAAGGAACACATGGGTGCCAGCATCCAGCCTGATGCCGAGAACGACCTGTTCCCCGGTGTGGGCGGCAAGGTGGAGCTGACGGCGGATGACAACACCGGCAAGGCCCTCTACGTCATCATGTACAGCAAGGTGACCCGGGAGGAGAACGAGACCGATGAGAACGGTGAGCCCCTGTACATCGATGAGCTGGACGACGACGGCAACCCCGTCTACGAGCAGGACAAGAAGGGCAACCCCGTTTTGGATTTCTACGGCAGTCCGGTGCCTAAGCGTAAGCAGGCCAAGAGGCTGGTGACCACGGTGTACGCCACCAAGGCCACCCGTACCGGCGTTATTTATGAGGACGTGGACACCGGACTGTCCCTCTACCCCATCGCGTGGGGCAACTGGGAACGGCAGAAAAACCAGTACCACGGACGGGCGCTGATCACCGGTCTGATCCCCAATCAGATCTTCATCAACACCATGTTCGCCACCGCCATGCGGCATATGCAGCTGATGGCATTCCCCAAGACTGTGTACAATGCCGACCTGATCTCCGCATGGACCAATGAGGTGGGTCAGGCCATCGCAGTCCACGGTCTGCAGCCGGGGCAGAGCGTCAGTCAGGTGGCCATGAACCTGAACCCGGCGGAAATGAGCAACCAGATCTTCACCCTCATCGACAAGGCCATGGAGTACACCAAGGAGTGTCTGGGTGCGACCGACGCCCAGATGGGCACCGCCCGGGCTGAGAACACCTCCGCTCTGATGGTGCTGCAGACCAACTCCGAGGTGCCGCTGGAGAACATCCGCGCCGGCTCCAACGAGTGGGTGGAGAGCATCGGCGACATTCTGCCCGACATGATGGGCACCTACTACGGTGTGCGCCCCGTGATCGTGGAGCAGGAGTTTGAGGAGATCGTGACCGCCCCCGGCGGTATGCCTCAGATCGACCCCATGACCGGGCTGATGAAGACCCAGAAGATCGTGCGCAAGGTGGTCAAGGAGTTCGACTTCAGCCAGCTCAAGCACATCACGCTGAACCTGAAGGTGGATGTGGGTGACACCACCTACTACAGTGAGATCGCCATGACCCAGACGCTGGACAACCTGCGCAAGGACGGCACTCTGGACGTGATCCAGTATCTGGAGCGCATCCCCGACAAACTGATCCCCAAGAAGCAGGAGCTCATCAACGAGCTGAAGGGCCGTATCGCAGACGGCACTCAGGCCAATGCCGCCGGCGCCGCCATCCCCGAGCCCGGATCCCCCGTGTCCGCGAGTCCTGCGGCCAACCCTGCACAGGGTGGCCAGCTGTCGCCGGATAAGGTGGTGCAGGGTCTCCCTCATCAGATGGAGGCCGGCTTCGAGGAGCTGCCCGACATCGCGAAGAAGACCGCTCTGGCACAGGGCGCAATGAGAGTTCAATAAGTGCAAACGCGAGGAGTCCGACCGGGTGACGGTGGGGCTCCTCGTTTTGTAAATAAACTTCCCTCACCATGGGGAGGAAGGAGATTTTCCTATGAGCAAGAACGAAGAGCTGATGGACGCCATTCTTAGCGGAGAAGACGACCCCATTCTGCCTGACGGTTGGCAGGAGGGTGACGATCTGTTCGCGGAGGTAGGAGGCGACGTGGATGCTTTTCTGTCCGACGGGGCGGAAGAGCTGACCGAGCTGCCTGCCGAAAATGAGGATGGTAATTCTGCGCCCGCCGCCCCCACCACGGACGGAGAGGTCGGAGAAGAGAGCCAAAGCGACGAGGCCGCAGACAAGGCTGACGCTCCCGACGGGGAGGGTGAGACTCAGAAACGGTCCCGCAAACTGAAGCTGAAGGTCAATCACGCGGAAGAGGAGATCGACGTGGACGCCATGAGTGACGAGGATCTCGTTGCTCTGCTGCAGAAGGGCCGAGCCTTCGACCAGCGTATGGAGGCCGACAACAAGCAGAAGTACCGGCAGGCATATCAGGAGCAGCTGGACGCAGGCATGACCGAAGAGGTCGCAAGCCTGATCGCCCGGGATCGGGTAGGCGGCAAGTCCTATCCCCTGACCGATGAGCCTGAAGCCCCCGCTGAGGTCAAGCCTGCTGAGTCTGCCCCCGCCGCCCCTGTCCGTGACATCCGGGCCGAGACCCAACAGCTTCAAGCCCTGTATCCCGATCTGAAGGAGATCCCTGACGAGGTGGTCCGCACCTACGCCAAGGGCATCCCCCTGCTGAACGCCTATCTGGCCTATCGGGACCAGCAGAGCGCCAAAACCGCCGCCTCTCTGCACAGAGAGAACCAAGTTCTCAAACAGAACGCTGCATCGGCGGCAAAGGCTCCCGTAAGAGGAGTCAGCGGCGGAGGCGTGGCCCCCAAGAAGGTAGACAACTTCCTGGCCGGCTTTGACTCCGACCCCTGGTAAGTACCCACCCCCGAGGCAGCGTCATCATCTTTCATTTTAAAAGGAGATTTTGATCATGCCTACTGTCAATCTGGCTTCCAAGTATTCCGCCAAGGTGGACGAGCGCTTCCAGAAGGCCTCCCAGGCCACCCTCGTCACCAACAACGACTATGACTTCACCGGTGTCAAGACCGTGAACGTCTACTCCATCCCCACTGTTGAGATGGTCGACTACACCCGCGAGGGTTCCAACCGCTACGGCACCCCCGGTGAGCTGGGCAACGACGTTCAGGCGCTGACCATCACCAAGGACCGTGCCTGGACCTTCACCATCGACAAGGGCAACAAGACCCAGTCCCAAATGGTAAACCATTGCCCCTTGGCAGCGTAATCTGCCAAGTGTATCGGGCAAAATCGGTGAAAGCTAAATCACTTAATTGTCGTTAATCGTCCTTGCTTATACAAGGTTGATTTAAGTCATCTCCTGTGATATAATGAAAGCACAGGGGGCGATCTGAATGAGCAAAATCTACACATTTGAAGATGCGAAACGAATCGTGAATGAATTGTCCGATTGTGAGATCCTTTCCGCGCCGGACGAGTTCAAGAGGGTCACATCCAAGCTGAGACTGAGATGCGGCTGCGGTGCTGAGTTCACCACGGATCTGCACCACTTTAGGACTCAGAACCAGCGACAGTGCCCCACTTGCGGACGGCAGCAAGCAGTTCGCAAAACCAGAATCGCGCTGGATGATTTGAACGAACGCCTCCGAAGCATCGGGTGCGAGTATGTATCCGGCACGTATGAGAACAGACGATCCAAACTGACCATCCGCTGTTCCTGTGGTCATCTGCGGGACATCTCGATGAACTCGGTTCTGTACGCGAAGAACTTCTCCGGGCTATGTGAGAAATGTTCTGTTCGAAAACAGCACGATACTGCGAGGATGGATCTTGAGGACGTCCGTATTCTACTGGCTGCGAAAGGGCTTATCCTGTTGTCGGATGAGTATGAGAACGCGAGAACCCCGTTGCGGCTGCAATGTTCGTGTGGCCGGGAGTTCACCTCCTGCTACGACCTAATCAGTCAGGGCGCCAAGAAGCCTTGTTGTCGGGTATGCTCCAGCCGGGTGTCCTCCGGAGAGAGGGTTATCACAGACTGGCTAACCGAACACGGTTTCCGGTTTGAGCGGGAGAAAACTTTCCCGGGCTGCCGGGTAACGTCTCGACCTCTTCGTTTTGACTTCTATCTCCCGGATAAAAACCTGTGCGTCGAGTATGACGGGCAGGGGCACTTCCAGATTGTAAATTACTCTGGGCGCGGGAGCGACGAGCATCTCACTCGTGTTCTCTGGGGCACCCAGGAAAGAGACCTTGCGAAAGATAGATTTTGCGCAGACAACGGAATCCGGATTCTGAGAATCAGTTACGATGAGTTTGAACGGATCCCCGAAATTTTAAGTGACACGCTAATACCGAGGTAAGTAACGGCCTAAAAACCGTTACCACCGTAACGCGTAGGCACTGAACCTGCGAGAGCAGAATATAACGTGCCCACGAGTGTCCGACACCCCACCGCCCCCGGGCGAGGGTGAAAATGTACGCTGAACTTATGGGAAACCATAAGAAGTACGGGATAAAAAGCCTGTACGATAACATAATTGGATGGACGCCGGCAAGGCCGTGAGCCGCCAGCTGGCCGAGAAGGTCATCCCCGAGTACGACACCTATGTGTTCGGCAAGCTGGCTGAGGCCGCCAAGGCCAAGTCCGGCCACTCCGCCTCCGGCGCTCTGACCAAGAGCAACGCCTATGAGGCCTTCCTGACCGCCCAGCAGGTTCTGGGCGACGCCTGCGCCCCCGACGCCGGCCGTGTCTGCCTGTGCTCCTACAAGTTCGCCAACCTGCTGAAGCAGGATCCCGCCTTCATGCGCTACGGCGACCTGTCCCAGAACATGATTCTGAAGGGCATCATGGGCGAGTGCGACGGCGTGAAGATCGTGAAGGTCCCCGCCTCCCGTCTGCCCGAGGGCTGCAACTTTATCCTCACCCACCCCATCGCCTGCTGCGCCCCCAAGCAGCTGAGCGAGTACAAGATCCACACCGACCCCGTGGGTATCTCCGGCTGGTTAGCTCTCAACGGCCAGCGGGCGGCGTAATCCGCCTTGGAAAATCGGGTAAAATCGGTGAACCCGTAAAACCATCCTTCTATTGACATCTTCCATCTCGCCCGTTATCATTAGTATTATATACGACTCGTTTGAGGTGATAGCATGGGTGGGAGAGCAAAATTCACATTCGAGAAAGTCCAGAAAACTTTTTCGAATCGTGGATGCAAACTTTTGGAAACCGAATACGTGAATGATCGACAGCAACTTCGTTACATCGCGAGGTGCGGTCACGAAAGAACAAGCTCCTTTAATAACTTTGTCCGTGGAAAAGGAGATTTGTGCTGTAAGTGTCGCCGTGCCGCAAATGGTGCGAAGAAGGCGCTCGGCCCCGACCGAATCAGGAGCGCTTTCGAGTCTGAGGGCTGTGTCGTCCTTAGCACCGACTTCCGTTGCCAGACCGATCCAGTTCGTTACATTGCTCTGTGCGGCCACGAAAACGTGACTGACTATGCGCATTTTGTAGGTCAGAAAATGGGTCGCGTATGTAACCGATGCAGCAAGTCAATCCTTTATCAGTATGACTATGTGCAAGAGTATTTTGAGCAGCATGACTGCTTCCTTCTTGAGACCGAGTACATAAATTGCAAGTCTCGGATGCGGTATATTGCCCCTTGCGGTCATGAACATACCACGACCTTCGACTACTTCAAGGACCCGAGACGCACAAAGAACTGCCCGAACTGCCAGAAAGTCAAGCGTCGGGAAGTCCCTACTGAGCGTGATGGGCATAAGGCGAAGGTCTGGAGAAAAGCTGTTTATGAGCGTGATGGATATAACTGCATTGCTTGTGGCCATCACGGCGGCGATTTGAATGCGCATCACTTGTACTCTTACGTCGACACACCCGATCAGCGGTTCGACGTAGCGAATGGAGTGACGCTTTGCCCGGCGTGTCATACTCGATTTCATGTAGCATATGGTTTCGGCGGAAATACCGCTGAGCAGTTTCAAAGTTGGATGGAAGGGAATACCGAGGTAAGCGCAGGAACTAAAGAGCCTGCGACACCGTAACGCGTAGGTGGTGAACCTGCGACAGCAGACTATAATCCACCCAAGAGTGCCCGACCCCGACCGTCTGAAAAGACGAGGGTGAATATGTACGCTGAACTCACAGGAAACTGTGAGAAGCATGGGATAAAAAGCCCATGCGGTAACAAATTTGTGGCTGAGGGCCGCATCATCTACGACGCCTTTGTTCTGAATAACAAGGCCGACGCCATCTACTATCACGGCTCTTCCACCTGATAGTAGAGCGGCAACCTAAGACACGAGGCCCCGCGGAACGTTTCTGCGGGGCCTTTTCTTTTAACCAAATCGGAGGGATGAACCATGAATTATGGACAAGTCCGAGACCAAGTTTTGAAACTCCTGAATCAGCACACCGTGGCCGGAGTGCCGGTGCTGGATTCTTATAATAATCAGGCCGACTATCTGCAGCGCATCCCCGCACTGGTGAATGACGCCATGCTGGAGATCTCTACCACGGCGCGGAAGATCCCTGCCACGCTGAATCTGGCCCAGCTGCGGTCGGAGGATCTGGGTCGGCAGGTGCTGTTCGTGCTGCCCGACAACTTCTATCAGTTTGTCAGCGGCAGCGTTGTGAAGACCACGGACGGACGGGCACTCCACAGCAACGAGTACACCCTACACGGGCGCCGGTATCTCATCGTGCCCAAGGAGGAAGCCGGGGACTACACGGTATCCTACTACCGGTACCCCATGCTGCTGAGCGAGACCCCCGCCGACGGCGATGAGCTGGACAACGCCCCCGAGACCCATCAGGCCGCAGCTTTCTACGCGGCGGCGCATCTGGCCATCCACGACGACGCCTTTCTGTATCAGGCGCTGTACAACAAGTACGAGGACAAGCTGGCCAAGATGGGCCCCGGTGTAAGCGTGGAGACCGCCCCTGTGGCCGACGTATACAATTTCTTCGGATGAGGCGGTGAGGACAATGCGCGTAAGTCTGAACAGTCTGCCCTCTGCGGCGAAGACCTATCAGGTGGACTTCCCCAAGCTGACAGGCGGACTGAATCTGAGTGAGCTGAATTACCGTCTGGACGCCAACGAGTCCCCCGATGTGCGCAATCTGCTGTGGCAGGACGGCGTACTGCAATGCCGGGACGGACAGTCATGGGCAAGTGCGGACGCGGCTCTGGGCACGGGCTACACCTGCTTTTCCGAGCTGTTCCATGGGTACGCCGTGTTCCATATCGGCACAGGGCTGTACTGCGGCGCCCCCGGCTCGGATCTCATGGAGCTGAAGAGCCTGTACACAGGGGTCCCGGAGAATCGGGGAACCTTCTTCCGCTATCTGGACTGGCTGTTTTACAAGAATCGGGGCGGCTACGTCCGCATCAAGTACGACCCCGAGGTGGGCGAGATCAAAGCGGAGAACATGGCCGATCTGGCCTACGTCCCCGTCATCCAGATCAACGGCGACCCGGAGACGGGCGCAGGTGATTCCTACCAGCCGGAGAACCGCATCAGCGCGAAGAAGACGGTGCGGTACAACGCCAAGAGCGGAGTGACGGTCTATCAGCTGCCGGTAAAGAATGTGGATGACATCGTGTCGGTCTATGTGGACGGGACTAAGGTGGAGGACTACTCTGCCAAGCTGACGGACGGCACTGTCACCTTCAAAACGGCGCCCGGCGTCACCGATCCCCCTACCAACAACACGGTGGAGATCACCTTCTCCAAGGCGGACAGCGACACCTTCAACTCCGTGATGGACTGCTGCTACGCGGCGACTGCAGGTGCGGAGAACAGCATCTGCATCCTGCTGGCGGGGTGCGAGGCCCAGCCCAACATGGTGTTCTGGAATGACCGGGACAACCTGAGCATGGACCCCGGCTACTTCCCCTTCCCCTACTACAATCTGGCCGGGGACACCAATGACCCCGTGACCGGTTTTGGCCGGCAGTACAGCGACACCATCCTGCTGAAGGAACACAGCGTGGGCAAGCTGACATACGGGGTGGAGACGGAGAATGTGGATGGCCGCTACAGCATCTCCTTCACCTATGCCAACGTGAACGACAAGATCGGGTGCGACCTGCCCTGGAGTATTCAGCTGGTGGAGAATAACCTGATCTTCTGCAACACCTATCAGGGCGTCCAGATGCTCCGGTCCAGCAGCGCCGCCTATGAGAACAACGTGACGTGCATCAGCCGGAAGGTAAACGGCGGCCCCGGGCGCGGACTTCTCCACGACGTGCGGCAGCCGGGTGTGGTGACCGCCTTTGACGACGACGACCGCTACTGGCTGTGCGCCAACGGGAACGTGTATCTGTGGGACTATGCACTGAGCACCTTTTCGGAGCCCAGCTGGTTCTTTTTCACCAATGTGGCGGGTGTGGCCTACTTTCGCGACTACGATCACAACATCTATCATCTCAACGCTCAGGGGCGAGTGACGAGATTTGAGCGGTACTTCATGGACTACGGCGGCCCCATCGAGAAGCTGTATCAGTTTCCCACCCAGAGCTTCGGGACCTACGACCGGCTGAAGGACGTGACGGGTGTTCTGCTTGCGGTGCGCTCGGACACGGATACGGACATCGACATCCGCTACGAGACGGACTATGAGACCCGGTATGACCGGACAGCGATCCGCACGGCGTCCTGGAGACTGGCGCCCCGGAATCTGGCTCAGCGCAGTCTGGCCGTGGCCCGGAACGCTTTTGTCTCCCGGCGCAAACCGGGCTGCCGTCATGTGCGGCATTTTTCCATGGCGCTGAGCAACAATGACGTGGGATGCGATCTGGCCATCGTGTCCGCGCAGATCCAATACAAATATCAAGGAAGGGAGCGATGATCGGTGGCATTCACTCGATTTCGTTTCAGCAAGAGCTGGCGCAACTCTGCCGATTTCCCCAGGGTGCAGACCAGCGAGGTGCAGGTGCGGGATGATATGCAGCTGCTCCACGACGAGTCCTGCGACGCCGTGAACGGACTGATGGACGCGCTGGAAGCCAAGGCCTCCGCGGCCAGTCTGGGCGCGGTCGATCCCGCCACCTCGGTGGCTACTACGGTGCAGACGGTTCTGGCCCAGCTGCACTCCAGACTCAGCTCTGCCCTTGCACTGTCCGGCAACGCCCCTGTAGGCGGCACCACCGGCCAGGTGCTGGCCAAGAGCAGTAACTCCGATTTCGATATGGAGTGGAAGGGCATCGCTGCTCTGGGTGCGGCCCAGACCGGTACCTACACCGCCACCATCGGCACGAGCTGGACGACCAGCGGCAGCTACTTCTATCAGGACATCAGTGTGCCCGGCATTCTGGCTACGGATGAACCCATCGTGGACATCGCGCCGGACGAGGACAATGCGGTCACCATCGGTTATGCAGACGCCTTCAGTTCTGTGGTCCGTGTCGTGACCTCCGCAAACAAGATCCGGGTCTGGTCGGCGAAGAAGCTGACCGACGCGATCCCCGTTCGGCTGAAGGTGGTGCGCTGATATGGCGGAAGGGATGCTTGTACAAAAGGGTGCCGGTCTGAGCGATGTGCTGGTGCTGAGTCCTGACTTTGATCATCTGTGGGACGGCATTCCCATCGATATCTCCGGATTTGAGGACTATCGTTTTCTCATGCTCAGCGATGACATCGAACCCACAAGTCGCAGAGTCGGAACTGTGCTTTATCATGACCGGGAGAACGCCGTACTCTACGGCGTAGGCGGTCGTGACAACAATGACTTTTATGTCTCAAGCGTTGAGAATCTTCCTGAACTGAACGGGACTCGTGTCGAAGGATACAACAATGTTACTTTGACGGTAGACCAAGATGCGAAGACTCTTGCGGTCAAGTGTACGGGTTCCGGTATGGCGCCCCGCGTCGTTATCGTGAAATGAGGTGAGACCCATGGGTGAAGCATTGATTCTCCGCAAACCGGGCGGTTCCCGGCTTGACCTGCACTTTTCTATCCAGATGGACGTCCCTCAGACTTTCAGCATCGCCGGATTTGCAAAGTACAAGGCTCTGATCGGCCGTTGCGCCGCAGCACCCGGGAAATCATACGGCGGAGTGTTTTTCCATGACCGGGAGCATGGCGCGTTTCGTGGTTTGGGCGGTCTCAGAAGCGGAGATCCCGATGTCTACCGGGATCATGCCGACGGTCTGACCACTCTGAATCGAACTTATGCTACGACCGGGCGGCACGACATTGTTCTTACGGTTGACGAAGAGGCCGAGACCCTTACCGTCTCTTCTTTGTATACCGTTGACGACATTCATCTGACATTTATCAAGTAGGAGGTGCGGCATGATCCCTATCATTGAGGATAAGTACAGCACCACAGCGGGCACGACCGAGGCTCTGGAGAAGGGCTGGCTTGCCTTTGAGAGCGCCTCGGTAGAGTCGGCGGCCCCTGCCTGGCGGGAGCCGGATGCCGAGCTTAAATTCGCGGTGTACGGGCAGCGGCTGGAAGCCTATGTCTCCGGGACGCTGGTCTCCGACACCATCGGATATTTAACTGCGGAATTTGTGTTCAGCCGTGAGTGGCACGGGCTGGACAAGTGGATGCACCTGACGGACGAGAGCGGCAGGACCTTCGATGTGGAGCTTGTTGACGACGAGGCCGAGGGTCTGGCGCTGGGCGCAGGACGCTGGACGGTCTGGGTCCACGGACACGAGATTGTTGCCGGGACTCCTGCCGTCCGCATCACCACCTCCAAGGTGACCTTCCGGGTGATCGAGTCGGGCGTGGAGGGCGGCGCTCCCCTGCCCCAGATCCTCCCTACGGCGGAGGAGCAGATCGCCGCCAACGCCGCCAACGCTCTGCGGGAGGCCAGACGCGCCAGAGAGATGGTGGGTCGGCTGGACATCCGGGTGGAAGAGACTGAGGCCGGTGCGGTCGTCACGGCCAACTCTGACCTCAGTGGCCGCACTCAGGTCACCCTGCGGCACGGAGAACCCGGCTATACCCCCAAAAAGGGAGTCGATTACTTCGACGGAGAACCCGGCTATACCCCCAAAAAGGGAGTCGATTACTTCGACGGAGAACCCGGTTATACACCTGTCAAAGGCAAGGACTATTTTGACGGAGAACCCGGCTACACCCCCGTGAAGGGCAAGGACTATTTTGACGGAGAACCCGGCTACACCCCTGTGAAGGGCAAGGACTACTGGACGGACGCCGACAAGAGCGAAATCGTGGAAGACGTGCTGGCGCAGGTGCCGGAGAATGAGGGCGCCGGCGCGTTCTGGATCACGGTGGCTGGGTCTGCTTCACGTGGTTGGAGGACAACGGACAAAACCCTTGAGGAGTTGTTTGAGGCGCTCAATGCAGGACAGGATTGCTGGGTGAAGTACAGTAGTCTCGTGTATGCCTGCACCTACAAGACCCCATCGGAAGCTCATTTTGGGTATTGCGGGCTTTTTGACTGGGGTGACGGCACATACGATATGGTTGCGGAACTGTTTGTTATCACACGCGATGGTATTCAGGCGTTCCATCAGACCGCGCCCCAGCTTGCCATCACAGGCACCGCAGGCGACTTCGTGGTGATCGGCGAGGACGGCAAGCCCACCACAAAGACCATCCCCATCTACGGAGGTGAGACGGCATGAGTGAGCACAAGATCACCGTGCCCGGCGGCACCTCCGTCCGTCTGCTGACGGCAGGCAAATTCTGTGACCGGGATATTCTTGTTACTGCCGAGGGCGGCGGCGTGGAGCTGCCGGCGCTGACCGATCCTGCGGAAGAGAACGATGTGCGGAGAGGCAAGGAGTACATCGATGGGGAGGGAAATCGCCGCTACGGTGCGCTTTATATGGACTGGGTGATGACCCCTGGCTGGGAAGCGCGCATTCCTGTTGGGGTTCATTATGATTCGGATGACCGCTACCTTGTCATGACCGATGGAAGTGCATTCGGCAATGCGACACCCTCCGATGTTCCAGAGGGAATTACCTTCAGCAGCCGCGAGGGTGTGGCCCTTGTGGGTACGATGATCCAGAACGAGGGCGTGGAACTGCCCACCCTGACCGATCCCGCAGCCGCCGATGAAGTGCTGCTTGGGAAAGAAATCATCGACGCGGATGGCGAGAAGGTCACAGGCACCATGCCAAACCATGCCGGGAACAGCATCAATCTGTCCCCGAATTACCTGAGCTATACCATCCCGAAGGGCTACCATCCCGGCACCGGGAGAGTAAGCGTTGGGGTCGAACAGAAAACCGTGATTCCCTCCGATACAGGGCAGATCATCACTCCAACCGGGATCAAGTTCCTGCGCAGCGTAACGGTGGAGCCGATCCCGGAAGGATACATGGTGGAGCCGGAGATCACCGAACAGGACACCCTGCTTGCAGAGCTGGCAACGGTGCTGCAGGGCAAGGCCGGCGGCGCTGGGGGCGGCGACCCCGACCTCCCCTCCGGCTATATGCGGTGCGATTACATCCGATTTAGCGGTGA